ATTCGCAGCAACCGCGACAACAACCAGCGACCCGGAACGCTCAACCGCCCGCAATCAGTCATTGCGCAATCTGCGCACGGCCGTTTCCCGCGATGTATCGGAAAACATTACCGACCTTCCGTGGCTTGAAACCGAAACCCCGGCAACATCGACACCGGCGCGGGTAATGTCCTATCGCCTGACTGGCAACATCAATGACGGCCTTGCGACCCGCAATACCGTCTTGCATCCATCCTTTGTCGAGGCCGGGAAAGAGCTTCTGTATCTCGCAAAGGAGAACAGAAATGGTTGATGTGCAGCTCTATGTGCGCGGTCAAATCTATAGCGGCTGGACCGAAGCCACCGTTACCAAAAGCCTTGATGCCATTTACGGAGAGGCAAAGCTGTCTCTGACCCGGTTGAATGAACAGGAAGCGGGAACCGTTCCGGCAATTCGCATCGATGACGATGCCCGTTTGACCATCGATGGGCAAACCCGTATTGCCGGATATATCAAATCACGTGATCTCGATATCAACGAGGACGGGTTTGATCTGAACATCGTTGTTCATGACAAGACATCACGTCTGTTTCGCGGGTCTGTCGTCAACTTCCCTGGAGAATGGAAAAACCAGACCGCCCTTCAAATCATCGAAGCTGTGTGCAAGCCTTTTGGTGTGGTCGTCATGGCACAGGTACCAGTCGGCAAGCCATTTGAAAAATTTGCCGCCCAACCCGGTGATACAGCGGCAAAGGTGATTGAACGGGTTTGTCGCCACCGCGCCCTGATGGTCTATGCCGATAATAACGGACAACTCATTCTGACCACCGCCAAGGCAGCAACCATGCTTGCATCGGAAATCCGGTTTCACCCGGAAACCGGTAATGCACTGTCACTTTCGCTTAGTGAAGATATCCAGCACCGCCATAACGAATATATCTGTCATACCCAAAGCCCCGGCAGCAATTGGGGAACTTCGGAACATTCCAAGGTTGTCGGACGGGCAAAAGATCGCGGCATCAGCAGCTATTGCCCCCTTGTGGTTATCGGTGATGAACCAGGCGACGAAACCGCAATGACCAAACTGGCAACCACGACCGCTGCGATCAACGCCGCCCGTTCGGAAAGTCGCGATTACCTGATGGCCGGTTGCAAGTCCGATGACGGAAAATTGTGGGATATCAACCAGAAAATTCGGATCGTTGACAGCATCGAAGGCCTGAACGCCATCCGGCTTATCAGCAAGATCGTATTCTCGATCTCTGACGGCAAGGCCGATGAAACCATACTGACCGTCATGCATCCGGACGCCTATGAACTTGTGGCCGAACCGGAAAGCAAACCGGGGGAGGCATGGTAATGAACTACGAAAAACTCCTGGACACGCTCGACAACATCAAACTGCGGATCAAGCTGCTCTTAAGCCGCGCCACGGTCACATATGTTTATGTGATTGAAGACGGTAAAATGCGCAAGATACAGGTGCAAGGACTTGGCCTGAATGACGCGGTTGAACACGCAGAACCCTATGGGTTGGCAATGCATCCTCTGATCGGATCAGAAGCCTTTCTATCGTCCATTCTCGGCCAGCGCGGGCACCTTGTCGGCACACTGATCAGCGACCCGCGCTATCGCCCGACCGGAGACAAGCCGGGCGAGGTAATTCTCTGGTCGAAACATGGCCAGACGATCTGGCTGCATGATGACGGAACCTTGCGAATTTCCGCACCGAACAAAGTCGAAGTGACCGCCCCGGAAGTCACAACCAACGCCCCGCTGATCAATGTCAACGGGACGAATGTGAACATTAATGCCCAGACGGTCGCGATCTCCGCCCAGAGCGCATCCCTTGATTGCAATGATATCACCTTTGGCGGTGATGAAGACGCCCAGCCGGTCGCCCGGATTGGCGATCTGGTGAACGTCACTTCAGGCAGTTCGGCAGGGCTTTGGGAAATCGTATCAGGCTCCAGCAAAATGAGGGTCGGCTGATGGATATTGCATTCGTAAACCGCAATGGCACCGGCTTTGATCTTGCAACTGACGGCTATGACCTTGTGGTTGCCGATGGCCTGATCACAATGCTGATCCATGCGCTGTTTCGCGATGCCCGCGCCCCGGAAGGCACGATTGAACCCGGCACAGACCCGCGTGGTCATTGGGCATCAAGTCTGACCGCAAATGCGCCGGAAGGAAGCCTGTTGTGGTTGATGAAGCGCGAAAAAATCACCCCGGATATGCCGCACCGGGTCTCGGAAACACTCGAACAGGCTTGCCAGTTCCTGATCGATGACACCGAAGGCGATGCAAGAAATGTCACAGACGTTCGGGCAATCGCGGAAAAATCATCCATTCGCGGGCGGATCGAAGCGCAACTGAACGTCTATCTGTCAGGCATTTCCACACCGCGCCGTTTCACCTTTGTTTATGACCCGAATGCCGGGCGCTACAAGTTGGAGGAAATCGAGTAATGGCTTGGCCAGTTACCACCATTGCAGAACGGGAATTGCGCCTGCGCGAAGGGATTTCCACCGGTTTGAAACTTCCTGCTGTGCCGGGCCGCGCATCCAATATCGGTGTTATCTCTGCCGAGGTATCCGGCGAGATCGATGATATTCATCAGCACATTCGGTACCAGGCGAAACAACGCTTTGCCAAGACTGCCGATATTGAGGGTCTAAGAACAATATCTGCGGAATACGGGATGGCGCAAAAAGCCGCCACAGCATCGGTTGGCGCAATTACCTTTGCCGGGGCAGATGGTGTAACACTTCAAGCAGGCGAACGCTGGAAACACGCAAACGGCCAGTTCTATGTCACGACCGAGAATGTGACGATTGCCGGTGGGTCCGCGACCGTTTCCGCCCAGGCAGAGGCAACCGGACCGGCGGGAAATCTTGCCGCAGGACAATCGCTTTCCCTTGTATCCCCGGTCGCCGGTGTTGCTTCAACTGCAACGGTGTCAACCGCCTTTGCCGATGGACGCGCCATTGAGGGCGTCGAATCATTTCGCGCACGTATTCTGTATCGCCAGGCAAAACCGCCGATGGGTGGGTCCGACGCGGATTACGTTGTTTGGGCGACCGAGATCAATGGTGTGGACGGGGTGTGGATTTCCCCCCAGGCGATGGGGTTAAACACCGTTACGGTACGGATAGCATCCTATGACCAGAACGGCTGGCCGGTCCCGACCGAAAATATCCGTCAGGCCGTAGCAACCCATATCGACGGGCATATCAACGAATTCACCGGGCAGTGGGAAGGTCGTCCGTCCGGCGCACAGGTCTTTGTCGTCGTGATCGATGTCAAACTCATCGATCTCGATTTTTCAACCCTGATCCCGTCCGATACCAAGACACTCAACGCCATCGCAAGCAATGTGCAATCCCTGTTTCGCCGTTCGGGTGAACCAAATCAGCAAATCCGGGAAAGCTGGCTGCGGGCGGCGATTTCAGCCGCTGTTGGCGAGGACTATCACACGCTGGCCAGCCCTGTCGGCCCGATCACTTTGGGCGTCAATGAATTGCCGGTTCTCAATACCATCAAACTGAACGGGACGGTCCTGTGGGAGCGCCCGCTATGATGACCACCGAGCAGAAAACAGACGCCTATGCCAATGCAATGATTGCGGGCCTGCCGCAAGGTCCGGCCTTCCCGCGTGAAGGGGCAGAAAACCGCGATGCGCTTATCCGCGCCATCGCCCGCGAGTTCGCGCTTGAAGACGATATGGTTGATCTGATGATGAGTGAGGCAAGCCCGCTCACTGCATCGATCACGATTGAGGAATGGGAATCCGATTTCGGCTTGCCCGATTGCGATCATCAACACGCCACCACCCTGCAAGAACGCCGTGCAGCCGTTCATGAAAAACGCACCCGCGTCGGGAGCCTCAACCCGAATGCCATCGTCGCGCTGGCCAAGAAGCTCGGATATGACGCCGAGGTCATCGAACGCCGCCCGTTCGTTGCGGGTTTGTCGCGCTGTGGGGACCGCCTTGGACGGGCGGATTGTCGTCTTTGGTGGACCGTGCGCGTCTATCAAGCTCGCATAACCCGGTTCAGAACCGGCGCGTCCAGGGCGGGCGAAAAACTCATGAGCATTGCACGGGCCGAGGATCTCGTTTGCGTCCTGGAACGCATCAACCACAGCCACTTGAAACTGACATTCTCTTACGAGGGCAACTGATCATGGAATACGTAAAGCCACTTAATGAAACCGATCCGGACGCCCCGTACATCGACGGGGACGCCTCCCAGGATATCGAAGGGTCAGAAGTCCCGGCGGCGGCTATTGAAGACCCGATGCGCGAGATCGTAAACGCGATCACGTTTTTCCTCGGAACTGTCGAAAATCCGCTTCCGGCTTCCGGCGAAGACTTGCAGCAATTGCGCAAGGCAATCCAGAAGGCCGTTGCGGATGGTACTGCCAATGGCCTGTTTCGGGATATCCCTGCGACCTTGGTCGCCGGTTTCAACACCGAGTTCCTTGACCTGACGGTCGCCGCCGGTGTGGCGACCTTCGATCCAACCGCCCGCAGCCGGTTCAAGCATGTTCTGGATGACGCGGTCCTGATCGATAACCCGGCTGTGATCCCGAATGCTGGGCCTGCGATGATCAAGATCACGCAGGATGGT